TCAAGCGGCATCCGTATAAAACATGATGTCCGTATAGGACGAACTGTAATTCATGTGGGCATTGAACTCCCTACGGTGGCAGTTCCTGAGCGGGTCGCCGAGGTTCGGGTGTCTGCCCATCCAGTCGCACAATTCTATGATAGAGGACTTGTTCGAGGTGAAGTAGATGAAGTGGTGGCTGGAGAGGACTGTCAGCACATCGAGGTAATCGGACAGTTTCCAGTACATTCTGTAGGTCTTGCTGTCCGTACTCAGATACGGGGGATCAACGAGGAACACCACGCCCGGCACATCCTTGTAACGCTCAAAAACCTCCTTGTAATCACAGGAGGTAATGATCAGCCCATCGAGATAGTCGTTGCAAGGTGGATAATCCACTCCCTTTATGTTATTATATAAGGTCTCCTTCTCCAAGTCTGCATACTCGATGGCATACTTCATCGAAAACAGGATGGATGAGGACAGCGTGATGTAGTCAACATATCCGTGCTCCCGCTCATGCCTGCGGATACACGACAGCACCTGCTCGCGCTGCTCTCCCATGATGGCCTTGTGTCGCGGAACATCCACTATTGTACGCAGTTCAGCAAGCAGGGCATTCGTCTGGGGTAAGACTTCCAGCCTTTTACGATAGCCGTCAAAATCATTATACACAACGGTGGAGTTCGGCTTCTGGTACTTGGCGATATGCGACAGCAGTCCACTGCCACCGAACAAGTCCACGAAAGTAGTACCATCAAGAAACTGTTGGAGTACCTTTATATACTCCTTGGCAAACATCCGCTTCTGTCCCTGAAAAGGAAGCGGTGCTGAAAGGTATTGTTTTCTCATTGTCTCACTAAATTAATACGGCAAAGTTCGCCATATTCGGTAAGTCAAAAGAACTTTTGAACCAAATCACACTGCAAGAGTCTTGCAGTCGCTTTGAAAGTGCTTAATAAGTCGATAAACCTTTCTCACACTCACGGCATACTTGTCTGATAGGACAGCAACTATATAGGTTACCTTTTCGCCGTGTTCAAGCAATGCTGTGTAATCGGTATATAAGTCCACAAATTCTTCATCTTCTAAACGTATTCCTGCTATTTTGAGCCTTTTTATTAGCTCCCTGTTAAATTTCAAGACCTCAATTATCTTCATCTTCATAAAATTTAGTATCTTTGCAATGTCTCACTTATTACTGTGCATAGCGCAGCCAAAATTAAAAACCGCAAGGACGGTCGGAATGGCATATTGCCCCCGGTCGCGTCCTTGCGGCGTTTTTGGTTAAATAGTAAGTGAGACGACTTTTAACAGGCTGGGGGCTTTTTATTCCCCCTATAAGGTTTACTCTAAAACCAGTTCGCCTCTTTCAATGGCGAAATAGATATCACGTACCCCTTTGTATGCGACAGTTTGTTCTTCGATATCCGGGATTGAGTTCCAACGCCCATCTGTGAATGTAGAGCCGTTGTGTCCATAATCTGCCGCACAACTTTCATCGGCAACGTCATCATGGGTACATTTGGCTACATGGTCGTGAAAAAGCAACACCTTGGCATTCTTTGGGTCGCTAATATCTGCCTTATAGGTAACTACGTGGACAAAGCCATTTATAATGACAATACCATTCACGTCTGCCTCAACTCTTTTTTGCATTACTTTTAGTTTCATAATTCGTTTATTTTTATATTAAACTAACATTTTTCCTTTTATCCAGTCGTAATTATAATAACTTTCTGTACCAGTCTTATCTACCGATATTTTCACTTCGAGTGCGGCAAATTGATTTGGATAGACCGAAATACTACTGCCGCTGCCCCAAATGTTTATATAACTGCTTGATTGGTTGTATATCACTATTGTTTCCCCCAATATTGTCCGGGCAACCTCAAAACCACCATTCCCACCATTACCGGGTAATGTTATGAATATTGGATGTTTAAAAGTACCTTTAAATAGAGCTGCGGCACTTATTTTACCGGCTAAAAAGACATAGCTTGTACCCAACTCATAAGAAGTTTTTGCATAATTCTCTATATTTTGAGGAGTTATTGTCAATACCTTTTTTCTGAAAGAGCCAACTCCTGACATATACCCATTGACCGGGTCAAGAACAATGTCAGGAGTGAAATTCGCATTGCCGTAGTCCGTGCTTGGATTTCCGTTAATATCCCCGCATTGAGAAAACAGTTTCCCTTTATCAAACACCCAGCCGCCCAGCAGGGCTTTTCCCTTGCTCACAGCAAAAGGCTTCTCACCATTATGCTTGATTTCAAAATTGGCAGCTTCGACAGATACGGTGCCATTGGTCAGGTCAATACCGGTACGCTCAACGCTCTCCACAACGTCCGGGTCTTTCCATGCGGTAGCTTTAGTGCCCTCCTCCAACTGTATTTCTTTTATGCGGACTTCGCCATTGCGCACAATTCGTATATTGCATTCCAAGTAACGGCAAACGGTATCGGGTACTTCTATCGTGAAAGTATATTTATTCCACAATCCGTTAGATATAAGTGTGAAGTTTTTCTGCGGCAACCAAGTTTGGCGTGTTGTAGGAGTGCTATTCAGACAGCTGCTGACGAACATTCCCCTGTCAGGTGTTGTTGCTACCTGTGCATAGAAGCTAAAGGTATAAGCCCCCTTTCCATTTATTTTAGCTACAAAATACAATCCTCCGTTGGTATCACTGCTAAAACCATAAGTATGAATATACGCACATCTGTCGTGGTCTTTTATCTCAATACGCTTTTGGTTTAATCTTCCTCCGTATATATCGATTAGTTCCCCATCAAAGATAAATTTCTCTCTTCGCAAGCTCGCCCCCTTGAGCATATTCACGCCACTGAAAGTCTGCCTGCTGACCTCCAGACGAATGTTCCCAGCATCCTGCTCTATGGTAGATATGCGCCTCTCAAGCCCTTGCTTATCCGCTTTATTCTGTGCTATTATACTTTTAAACTGCTGCTCATTGGCCAAGAACTGTGCCTCATTCCACTTCTGAGCACTCACCATAAATTCAGCAATGGCAGTGCGTGCCTGTCCCTTATAGGTGGCAGTAACCTCCACTTTGCCGCTCCACTGTCCCTGCGCTACACTTTTAAACTCGAGGATATATAGCGGAATACCAGCTTGTCCTGCGAGCTGCTGCTTGTATACAACGGCATCACAGTTGTAGGGCTTTGCACTTACGCTGTCGATGGGTACTTCCGTAGTGCCGGCATACATTTTCACCGTGCCTGTATTCTGCGTCAAGTTTTCGATGATACCTTTGTTGTTGGTTTGGAAGACAAAGGTATTCGGCGTTACGACAAGTGTGAGTGCAGTTTCGCCTTTTTCTCCATCATTTACATTGACAATGGAGAGGTATGCACGTGCTATAACTTTTCCCATACTTCAAATGTGTATTGATTGAGTGCATAGGGGGTAAGAGCCCTATGCACAAGTATTTTTATTGACTTACTTCGCAGTAGAATGTTGCTTTCTGCTCAATGTCGTTGGCCGACACGGTGAGCGGATTGCCTGTCTTTTGTGCCGACGATGTGCCTGCAAAGTTAGATTTTGCTCCGTTTTTATCGAACTTGGTCCACGTATAGGTGAACTTTTGCGAAGATGTTGTTTCACTTTCTATTAGTTCTCCGCCACGATATAGTCGGGCACAGAGAGTTGTAGAACCTTGACCATTTTTTATTTGTAAACCTGTTGGAGAGAACAGTTCTAATGAGTAGGGATCCGTGCGGTCTTCGAATGTTACGATAGCTTCGGCACGGTCAGCCCCGTCGATGGCTTCGCACTTGAAAGTTTGCACGTTGAGCACGTCATTTGCCTTTACCGACAGAGTCGATACTCCACCTGTTGTTGCTATGCCCTGTGTGAGCAGTTCCCACGTTTGTGTTTTTAAGTTGAGCGAGTACCATTTATAGGTAATGCCGTCGGTGTCCTGCGTGCCACCACGAAAACATTTTGCTTCGGCTGTGAGCGTAGAAATGTTGTTCGATGCATCGAAGCTGTTACCCTTTGGCTGTGTGAGAACAACCTGAAAGAGCGCACCGGCATTTGCTGTCTTCACGACAAAGCCCTGTGCCTCGAGCGTGGTGTCCTGCTGGGTTTCGTCGTCATGATAAACAGCCGTTATCTTTATAGGGAGCGAATTGCCAGTGATGTTTCCCTTAATGGTGAGTGCTCCGCCTGCCGGTATGGCTGCTACAGTGTATTGCCCGCTTGTTGCCCCGGCAGCTATAACAGTACCGCCGACTTCGTATTTCAGAGTTGTCAGTTTGCTTACAAGGTTAGTACCGTTGCCCGTAACATAAACTTTTGGCGTTACCACATTGTTATCACTTCCGAAGTTAGGCGTATACACCTTCGTGTCGGGATTATACATCTGTACGGGGTGCTTAATACTCATAACGAGCTGCACCTGCTTCGCATCGTTAAGGTCTACTATTGTTACCTGACCTCTTGCTTTTACTGTTGCCATATTTTTTCTTTTTTTTATTGTGAATGTATTTATCTTTCAATTTCTATCATGCAGTCTATTTGTGCCTTCAAACTCACCTCTTCAGCCCGTATGGTGATACGGTTTCCAACCGCTTCGTGTCGGGCATTCCAAGCCTTGTCGAATTCGGGATTGCCTGTCTGAATTACCCACGAAAAGTTATAAGGCTGCAAAGTTGATGTAATATCCTGTTCTCCGTGGAAGACGGCAGCCACAAGAACAATTTCGCCTTGTCCATTGTGTATAACATTGCCACCGCTTTCCGACTGCACACTCACCGTGTAGGGCGATGTGCCGTCTTCTCCCTTAGCTGCATATTTCTTCCATTTAGGCGACTGCTCAGCCGGTTCATCGGTATTGTCGTCTACAAGGGAAAGCCACGTGCCCCCACTGTGGTACCACGCTTCGTATCGAGCAGCCACCGTGCCGGGTGTCCAGTCGCCACGATAAATCACGTTAGGAATACGTTCGCCATCTGCGCTTATCCACTCGAAGCGTTGGCTGTTCATATAAATCTTGTCTGAAGACAGATGGAATATGGCGTTGCCTTTATTCAGTGAAAAGTCGTGAATGTTGCGGTATACTTCGATAGTTCCACCCTCCTCCTTCGAGGTGGTAATCATCGTAACATTCATTCGGTTGCGGTGCAGCGTAGGGTCTACACCATGTGTAATGTCCCAAAGTGTGTTGTGACCACACAACACGACGTTGTCGCCTGCTTTGGGCTCATCATTCTTTACGCTTTTATCCCGATAGTTGTCGTCGCCGGTGATAACGATATACGCTTCTTCACTTGCTGTCTTTTGTCCAACTTCCGATACGCAACGCCAGTAGTAATTATTTCTGACGTTCTCGTAGACTCCCGCCTTTATATTGAACGTTTGGCAAAGGGCTTGATCGCCTGCCTTCCAGTCGTTAGTAATCGCCTTATCTCCATCATCCGTATGTAGGTAGCATTTCCAGCCACCCACAACAGGCACAACCTTGTTTATGATGGTATTTGCGCCTGAAAGCACGATGTTGCCGCCAATGTGCTTGTATTCGTCTATCTGAAGGCTACGGAAGACAGCCTTGCCAATCACCTCCAAATAATCTATTTGCCCGTGGGCACGCCCGTTCTCATCAAGCCATACGCCAAAGCCGTTGATGGTCTTTTCAAAACCGAGCGTCTGAATGGCTTTCAATATGGCGTTGCCAAAACCGTCTATGCCCGCGCCGTCCTTGAATCCTATACCCATCAAAAAGGTAATTAACCCCTGCGCAATATCAGCTGAATTCTTGCTGATGAATTCCTTCTGCGAGCGGCGTGCAGAAAAGATATTCGTATCAGCAGGCATCGTTGTGTCTCCGCTCTGTATGATGTCCGGAACATTCAGTGCTCCCACTAAGGTTCCCGTGTACTTCTTTACATCCTTGATGGAGTCGTCCACCTTCTGCATCATCCCCGTCGATAGCGCATCACTTTTCTCAAGGTTCATCTTACCAGGCAGGTTTACCTGCCGACTAAGGCGTGTGATCCGACTCTTGCGGAAGCCCGTATCGGGGAAGTATTTATTGCTCTCCAGCCGGACACGTCTGCCGATGAATAGGTCGGTACTTGTGTCTTCCATCCATACATGGTCTGTCGGGGCTTTATAGCGCGATACGTCCAAGGCGTGCTCCTTATTGTACTTCTCAACAGCTGCCAGGAACTCTTTCTCTGCTATACCATAGTACTCATCAGGCATGCGCAGGTTCCAAAGTATGTATTTGTCGCCAACCTTTGGCACGAGTGTACCACCTGGCAGTTGGGTACCGTCGTTGTAGGGCCAAATCGTGATAATCTCAAATTCCTTAGTATCGCTATGGTAGTTCACTTCAAAGTAATGCTCCGTGTCAGTTCCTAATCCAGCCAACTCACTTCCTTCTTGGAACGACACACGCTTTACAAGTCCGCCTATCTCATAGTCATTCGGGTTGAACGGCAGGTTCTTATCTTTGAAGTAGTAGATGGTGAAGGGCTTTCCGTCCTTATCCTTTACTTCTTCGTGTCGCACCTCGCTGATAGTGCCCGTACGACGTGGATAGATATTGGAGAAGGCAGCCTGCTCATAGTGATGAATAATGCCGTACTTCTCTACATTCACATCAACATACTTTGCGCCACCTGGCAGCATCAGTCGGGAGTGGTGATACTTTTCAGGGTCTATATTGCGTGAGCTACCTATCGGGAACAGTCGACTGTAGAACTTCACATTATCGGCTAAATCTCTGTCGAGCGATGTAAGGCCATTGCCGTAACCCAGTGTAACTTCTTCGCCATGCTCACACCTACAGAGGTTTAGCGTCTGACCGTCAAACCACCATTCAGTATGTACAGCGTCGGCAAGTTCCTTCAGTGCCTCCTGGCAGTATTTGCCAGTATAGTCTATTACCACGTTATCTGTACCCTCAACAATACCCACCTTGAAGTTCTGCAGTCCGTCCATACCTGCATTGATATTCTTCACAATAAGGCGCATGTGGTCTATTGGGCGTGCCGTTAGAGCAAACACCGCCTCGTTCTCACCATCGGTATTGTTCAGTACTAAGAAGCGAGATATCAGACTCTCTATGCCACGCAGCTGAAAAGAGTACTCCCATTCCATTGTACTCTTCTGTGCTGGCTTATACTTTTCCGTTGCCCAGTAACGTTCACCATCATAGTCGAGGTAATCATTCACGTCAATGGAGATACACTCGTACAGGATGAAGGAGAGTTTCAGCAGATTGTCGCCTTGTATTTCCTTATCCTGTGTGCTGCTGTCGTTCGGTGAGAACGTAGCCTTTACTTGTCCGCTGCTATCAAATAGTGTTAGAAGCATATTCAAATGGCGTTTAAACGTTATATGATTGGTTCGGGTTCACGGAACTTCACCTTATAGCTACTTGCCTGTATGCCTTCGGTCCATAGATACGTCAGTGAGCGATAGGCACTACTGTCAAGATAGAATACTTTGATTGTAAGGTTCAGTGTCGTGAATGTAATTGTCAGCCAGCCATTGTTGCCTGATTTTAAAAAGCGGATAAACGACATGTATCGTTCAAGCCACTGCTGGCGTGTAGGTGCATACTGGGCGAAGTGCAAAGTAACGTCACGCTCAGCATTGGCAGGAAATAATTGTTTGGAATACTTCTTTCCGTTATGTTCACGTATGTCTACACCTACATGGTCCTTTGCCTTGCTTGGTGCCAGGATAGCATTGAGATTATCTCTGCCACCTTTTCGTTCTTCGGTTAAGAACACACCATACTCCTTATATATATCCGTGCCATTGATAAGCACTTGTCCTTCCAATATCTTCGTCATACTTATCTAACTTTTACTCCGTCCCTAATCATTTTTTTCACATCAGCACCTATCTCTTTCAATGAAGCAGCACTATTGCCTGTGTTCTCTTCAATCTTCCGTAGATGCTCTTGTGCTGCACTCATCTTTTTTGTGACATCTTCAACGCGGTCATCAATGCTTGCCCAATGCATCTGACCACTAACGAACAACCCTTCAAGCTCTGTTGCCTGGTCTTGACTCATTGCTGTGAATGCGCCACTCTTGCCTTGTTGGGTTGTACCTTTGTCTGTCTCCTTAATAATACCTTCATTACGCAATTGTTCTATGTCATTCTTAGCACTATTGACATAACTTTCGTATTGTTCTTTCAGTGCATCGAGGCGCTTGCGGAATTCTGCATCAGTTATCTTTCCATCAACACGTTCTTCATTAAGTTTTGCAAGACTTTCGTACCACTTCTCAAGATTTTTCTGAAACTTCGCACCAACAAGATTGTTCACTGCCATCTTGTTTACCATCGTCTGCCAGTTCTCTTCTATCTCTTTGAAGACATCTTTCGAACCACTGGCGAGAGCATAAAGTGAGTTAAGGAAGTCGTCAAAGACATTCTGCCTTGTTGTTGTAGTCAGGTTCTCATAGAGAGCATCTGTTATTTCTTTCAGCTTGCCGGCTTGTGCGATGTAGTCATTAAGCTTATCAGCTACGCGACCACCATAGTCTCCCTTACCTGTATTCTGAATCTTTTCCCACATATCGACATTGGAACGTAATATCTTCATTTCTTCGGGAGTGAGATTCCACAAGTTGCCGTCCCATTTTCTGCCTATTTGAGAGCTGAAACGATTTATTTGCTCTTGACTAAACCCTTTCCAGTAGGCGTTGAAACTATGATGTGCCGAGTGATAGCCTGCCTGTTCCTGTGCAATACGTTTGTAGTTCTCGTTCGTTTCACGCTGCAGTTTCTCTGCATCGCGTGATATGCGAATAGCCGTAGCACCTCGTGCCGTCTTCATCTCGTCCGTTAGGTCCTCAATTGCCTGCTCCAGGAGTTCGTTACGTTTTGTCAGGCGATCAGTTGATTTTGCCACTTCCTCCTCGTTACTGTTAGTAAACCAGCTGCTGGGACCTTTATGACTGAGCAGTCCGAAGGAAAGAACGTTACCGATACGTCCGACAACAGTATCCAACAAACCTCCAATACCTTTTACTATAATAGACTCAAGTACCTTAAATAAATTCTCTGGCAAGTCAAAAATAGCATTGATAAGATTACCGATAGCTTCCAAGATGCTATTTACAAGATCGTCTATCCAGCGCAAAGATATAAGTTCCGTCAGTGAGTTCAGAACACCAGTAACAAAGCTTTTGATACTATTGGCAAGGTCAAGTATCATTCTGGGTATTTGTGCAATAATGCCAACCATACTTCCTATGCCGCTTGATAGAATGCCCGACATCGTGCCACCAAGAGAGGACAACGCATTTCCCATTGCTCCTGACACAGCACTGCCAACACTCTTTGCTATGCCGTCTCCCATGGTTGGAAGAATAGAATCAAGCGTACCTTTGAGTGCATCAACCTGTCCTACTGACTGCTGTATGCCTCCGTATCCATCTACACCCTGCCATGCCTTAGCGTTATTGAGAGCCGTTGTTAATCCAGACGTAAAGTTAGCAACTTCTTCAGATGTCCTATTTAATGCTTTGCCGAAGGAGTCCATATCCTCGCGTGCTTGTACTGTTGTCCTCCCCAGCTCTTCAGCACGTGCTTCAAGTTCATCGTATCTTTCCTTATTGATTCTCCCTTCACGGAGTCCTACCTTTCCTGCTTCCACGGCAGCAACGGCAGCAGCTTCATCTTTCTTAGCTTGGTCGTATACAGCCACGCTATCAGCAAATCGCTTGATGGCTTCGTCCAACTTCTGCCATGTCGCACTCTGGTCAGTACCGATATACTGTCTCATCTGCTGAATTAGCTCTGTCACTTTCTGTTGTGTATCTGCTGAAGCGTTCCTATAGTCGTCAGTTTCTGTGTAGGCACGCAGCTGCTCCATCATCGGTTGCATCATCTCCTTGGTCAGATTGCCTACACCGCTGAAGAGCGCATTCCAGTCGATACCACGGCTGATTTCCTCGAACGACATACTTGCCTGGCGTTCTTGATATTCCTTCTGAAGCTTTGCTTTCTGCCACTTCTTTGTTGTCTCGCTCACTTCCGAAGCATCTATATCCGCTATCTGTTGGGCATAATCTTCAGCAATCGCAAGCTTTTGCTGCTGAAAAGAGCCATAAGTCTTGAGATATTCACTCATAGCCTGCACTTCATTTCTCTGCTGCTCTAAGCGTTTCTTTTGCTCTTCTTTATTTATCTCATCTTCGTTATGCTGCTTTTTCTGTGTGGCAAGATTGCGAGATTCTGTAAGTGCATCTTCCTGTGCTTTAGTCAGTTTACCCTTTTGCGCCTTACGCCATTTATTCTCCTGTACTTTCAAATCAGCAAGTTCATTGTCGTAATTCTCTTTTATCTGCTTTCTTTTCTTGTCAGAACCTTCCTTAATAAGGTCTATCTCCTCCTGGCGGTTCTTTCTTTGTAATGCAAGAAGTTCCTTGGCAAGCTGCTCAGCTTCTTTTGTCCCGTCTTTCTCTTTCTTTTTTTTCTTTTTGTTTTTTGTAGGTGCTGCATGCCCACCAATATTATTCTTCTTTCCAATATTTGCAGCTTGCTTTGTTAAATCAGCTGCGTTCTTTAGATTATTGTCGCGCTCAGCCTCTAATTCTTTGGTCCGTTTATCATGAGCCTTCTTGTTACTATCTTTTATAATCTTACGAGAATCAATGATTCCATTAGATGTAGCAGAACCAAAACTCAATAAAGCCTTCTTAAACCACCCCATAGATGTATCTGCATTATCTGGGTTAGTGGCTTTGTGTTTAGCTAATTTTTCGTCAGCTTCTACAGCCTTATTCACCAGTGCCTGTGCCTTAGCTTGCAGAAAGAGCATCTGTATATATTGTTCTGCTTTTTGTGTCAGAACATCATACCACTTTGCTACAGAGTCATAATATCCGAAGGCTTCACCGTACTTACGGTTCATTTCCTCGCACTTCTGCTTTTCTTCTTCCTTCGTACCACTGAAATTCCTGAGACTCTCACGGATAGTATCAATTTCGAATCGAGTCTTAATCATCTCGGCTCTGCCCTGAGATTCAATTTCTACACGTTCTTGTGCTTTCTTCGCAGCTTCTTCCTGAGCATCTGAAAGTTTATTCCAAGCTACAATTACACCTGTAATAACTACAGATAATCCAAGAGTAAGAGTTGCCATAAGTGCAGTTGCAGCAGCATTAGATATACCTAACGATGTTGCAAGCCGATAATTAGCAGCTGCAAGGAACTCCTTTGCTTTTGTAAGCGTTACAAGGCGGAAGGCACTATCCTTGTTAAGAGTATTAAACACCTGCTGCAAGCCCATGGTGATAGCCATGACACTCTGCACGCGAGCTTGTATCTTTGCGAGATTCTCGTTCTCTGATGCGAATAACGACATTACACCTGTAGCTGTGGTGAATGCACCAGACAGACCATTAACTCCCGAGATGAAGCCCTGAAGGTTCGCATCGTCATTAGCGAGAATACTTGTCTGTGCACGCAAGTCTCCTAAGGTGTCGGAGAACTCAGCTGCCTTTTGTGCCATCTTCTGGTACTCTTCGGTATTCTGCTCGCCGTTCAGACGCATACGTGCCATGTCGTTTTGCAGCTCACGTAGTTGACGCGACAATCGTTGATTGCTTTCCTTGTTGCGATTCTGTGCTTCTGTCAGGCTATTTAGAATTCCCTTTTCTTCTTCTAAGGCTTGTTTGGCTGCATTCAAATCGGCTGCTACTTCATTTTGTGCTTTGCCAGGTGCTGCGGACTCATAAGCTTTCTGTAGAGCCTTCACGTCAGCCTCCACCTGCTTGATGACACTCTTCTGCTCAGCTATCTTTTCGGTGAGCGATTTGCTGGCAGCTGCTGCTTGCTCTTCTGATACAGATATTTTCTTATATTCCTGCTCCAATTGACTGACGCCCTGCCGTGCCTGCTGATATTCTTTTTCCAACCCCTCAAGCACACCCATCTCTTCGGCAAGTACTTTCTTGCAAGCACTAATTTCCGTAAGCAGTTCTTGTTGTCCTGTCCCTGGTTTCATAGTCTGCAACTTACGCTGCATACGGTCAAGGTCAGTATTGACACTATCAATTACCTTATGCTGGTCGTTGATCTTAGCATTGATAAAGAGCGAAGCACGTCGAGCTGCTCCTAAGAGCTGCTCAACACTCATCTTGCTTTTGTCAAGTCCTGCCGTGAGGTTATCACGCATAAGGAATTCTATCTCTACTGGTTTCATTGTCTTATTGGTTTAAATTACTTTGAAAAAAGCCTACTATATCCTCAGCTTCCTCCTCTTCAGTCTGATCTTTCTTCTGTTCACGGCTATCAACATAACGTGGTGCATCACTCAGCATCATGATAAGTGTCTGAAAATTTACGCCATTCAGAATGTAGTCCACGCTCCATCCCGTAGCGCTGGCTATTTGCCAGATAAATCCGAAAGGGCTATGGGAGCTTTCCCAATGGCTCTTTAACTCCCCTTCTTTCGTTGGCTCAGTCTCAGCTTCATCGGATTCGTCATCTCTGCTGATCTGATAATAGGTATAAAAGACTGCGTGCCCATCAGCAATACGAACTGGCTGAAGGCTGCCTTCTGGTACTCCCACTTCATCGAGTGCAACACGAGCCACGAAAGCAACCATACCGGCAGCCACCAGCGTTCCATCGTCAGGGCGATGATACGGCTCAAGGTCCTGCCATGCCTGGCAAGGAACTGCATCTGTTCCTTATGATCCATCGCTTCCAGTTCAGCCGCCGTCGTGTCCATTGACAGATAAGCATGCGCTATCTTTATCTGTCTTGAAAGTGTGGGACGCTTCATCGTCAGCCGGAACCGCAACGGCTCTTTCCTGAAAGGTATCCTTAAATCCTTGAGAGGGAGGGAAACGCCCGCATCAAGCAAGGCTTCCGCTCCCTCTCTCTGGATCTTCCTGATTACTTGCTCGTCCATCAGCCTTCAGTGGTATCATTGATCTCATAAGGCGCACCACCATCCTCGGGCTTGTTCACCTTCAGCTGGCATTCTACCTTCGACACTTCGGTCAGTGTCAGCTTGCCGCCGAGGTTGGCCAGAATGGTACCGTTGGGAATGGTCATAGTCTGGCCACTCACGAAGTCGATGGTCCACTTGTCTCTCAGTTCCACAAGGGAGGAGGGAGCTTTCCAGCCAGTCACCTTCTCATTGCCGCCACTGCCAGTCTTCACCAGCTCACCGCCGAGAATGTTCTTCAGGTTCTCGTAATCCAACTGGATAAGGTTGAAAGTCGGACTGACCTGTCCGTTCTTCTGGAGCAGGGTCAGCACAGGCGCATCGGGAACCTGCTCGGCTTCCACGTCCACACTCTCCGGCTTCGTGCCGCCCCAGTCCCAGCTGCCTTTCTCGATGTAACCTATCAGCGTGGTTCCTTTCTTCACGGCTGCGATGCCGTAGATGAATTTCTTGTTCTTGCTCATTTTCTAAGTTTTATAAAAGTGAATACTATTCCGATTATCCCGGACAGAAGCCCAGCACAAAAATACTTGAGCCTCATGAGGAAGGTGTTTCCGGAACTTTCCTTTGTCTCTTCCCTAAGCTCGCTATTGGACTTTCTGGCCTCCTTCAGCTGGCGTTTCAGAGTGCTGATGGTCTTGGAATATCCGGCACACACCAGTTCCAGGCTGTCGCAGCCGGCTTCAATCACCAGCTGCTCCGGTTCCTTCTCCGTCGGTGCCCTCCGCGTTACCTTCACATTCGCCTGTCCTTTCCGGGCTGTGTAGCCCGCCCCGGACGGCAGCAGCCGCAGACTGTCCATGCTGAGCGTCAGGCTCACCGCTGACATCGGGACCTTCACGGGCGTTCGCCAGGTTTCTACGACGCTCACCGTGCTGTCCACGTCGAGGCGGTTCGCCTCTTGGCTCGTGGCTGTCTCCCGGCTCACGCTTTTTCTGCTCGATGCGCATGCGGTGAAGCACAGGGCAGTCATCGCTATAACGGCAGCTGTTAGCATCGTCGATGGCCTTGCGGAGACGTGCCATCTCGCGCTTGGTCGCGTTGAGGTCTTTTCTTGTTTCATTGAGTTCTTCCTTTAATGGGTTTACAATATTCTCGATAAGCACCCGGGTGGCTTTCTCAGTGTTATCAATCCGGACTGTCTCGGCTTCTACTTCCGCTTTCTCTGCTTCCGCTTTCGCTTTCCTCACGGTCGATTTCAATGTGATGATGGCTGCTATCGTAGCCACCAGGCCGCCACCCAGCACCAGATTGATAATTTCACTGAGTTCCATACCTTAAATATATTATGGGCCTACTGCCTGATTCCTATCTCGCGCAGCCACTTCTGCACGTCAAAGGAAGGACAGGCCTTGCCCGGGTTCAGCTCATGGTGTCCCACGATGCGTATCTGGGGGAAGCGGCGGTGAAAGTCCTGCACATAGCGTTTCAAAGCCTCGCGCTGCGCTGCCGTCTGGGTATCCTTCGGCTTCATGGCCTTGTCGCAGCCGCCTACATATACGATGTGTCGGCTTATGCTGTTGAAGCCTGCGGCACCGTTGGTAGCCTCCCAGGGATCGACGCAGGCGTCTTCGTTGTTGTCCACCAGCCGTTCCACGCGACCGTCGAGGTGCACCATATCCGTGTAACCCACCTGCTTCCAGCCACGCCCTCCCTTGCTTACCGGGTCGGTGTGCCAGTGGCGTATCTCCGCAGAGCTTACCTCACGGCCTTCCGGCGTGGCGGTGCAGTGGATTACAAGATACTTTATCGGCTTACTCATCGCCTTCAGGATTGGAGTTAGGGTTCTGTTCCTGACCTGCTGCGCCGGTATCCGGATTTTCGTCCGTACCGGCCTCACTTTCGTCCGGTTGGCTGCCATCTTCCTCTGTGCCGAGGATATATGCAGGGGCAGTTTTGCCCTTGAACTCCTTGCACAGGCCACGGTCTATGAGCGACTGGGCGCGGTCTTTGTCTTTCACCTCCAGAATGGTATCCGGGTCATACACTGTTACATGATCGTCCCTGTCGCGGAACGCACTTGTTACTTTCAGTTTCATACGCTTGTTATCTGTTTTATGGTTTGATTTATCCCTCAGGAAGGCTGGGGTCCTTGTAGCCACTCATCATCACTGCACCGGCATCTGTCTTTTTCGGCATGCAGATGAAGTAGTGACGGAAGTTGATGAGTGAACGCTGGTTCTGCGGGTCCGTCGATGCCTCACTGTAGTACATCTTCGTGGAACCTGTAGCCTTGAAGACACGAGGTACATAGAAGGCGAAAGAGCACTGGAACTCACCGGTCGCAGCACTGGCACCGACATCCTTTTTCTTGCCGGCAGTGGTGTACAGCGGATTGTTAGCAAACTCATAGATGTCAAAGCCGTACAGCCTGCCTACCGTGCCGTCATTGCGGTTGATGTTGTACTGTTCCTTGAACACCTGGGATACTTCCAGCAGGTCGTTCGCATGATCGCTGCAAAGCACGAGGCGACGTCCCTGGGCAGGAACTTTCAGCTTGTCCAGCGCACGTTTCAGGTCCAGCAAATCGGTCGGCGTCATCTTCAGGCGTCCCGTTACCGGATCGCACTTGCCCGTAGTCTTCAGTACGGGCGTGGTGGCAGTGTCTTCCTTTGCACACAGGGCGTGGGCAGCCTTGGCAAACTTCGAGTCGCCGATTGCATTGCCGTGGCTTTCCTTCACACGTGCCATCTTGTCATAGCTCAATGCGTAGAGTTCGTCATCGGTAATGGGTGTTACCTTCGTCTGGAACTTGTCCAGCTTGATGGCGATGTCCTTGTCCTCCAAAGCCTGAAGGGGAATAGGATAGGTCGTGTTGTTGATCAATACATCGGGATCAACACCGACCTCTACAAGGTGGATGACATCGTTGTTCACGATACTCGAACTGTCCGGAATGCCGTCAAGGAAAGTCGCCTCCAGACCACGGCGCAGGTATTTCACCAACTCACCAGTCCATATCTCGGTATAGACGCCCACACGGAGACTGCCGGCGGGAACCGCCTGTCCGATGACGGCAGCAAGTACGTTCATGCCGACGGCACCCGTCATGGGAGACAGACCGGCAGCGACGGCAAGGGTGCCGCCTACCAGGCAGTTCATGAGAACCGCCATAAACATTGCAATCATTCTTGTCATTGCTTTCTGATTTTTGTTGTTATACATGTTAAATCTCGCATTCAATACCGTATTCTGCCTTGTACAGCTTCTTGTACTGTGCGGGGCTCTCTTCACGGAGCTTCTCCAACTCTTCTGCAGGAACCTCGCTCAGCTTTTTGTATTCGGCATTTCCTCCAGACGGGGCTCCGCCCTGATTGCCTACGATGGAACTCAGCTTCACCTGTGGCGACATGGCATCAAAGGTTGCCTTCAGGTCTTCGGCACCGAGCTTCTTTCCCAGTTCCAGGAACTGCTGTTTCTTGTCCTCACCGATTTTCTTCTCGGCCACGGCGGCGTTCACGAGGGTTTCAATACGTGCGGCACGCAGCGTGTCGCATTCCGTGCGGAGACTGTCCGCCTCCGCACCCTTGGTCTTCAGCTTTGCCAATTCTGCACTGATGGCAGCTTCGTCGGCATCTTTGGGAAGACCTAACTCAAGGGCTAATTTCTCTTGATCCATTTCTTTTGATTTTTGATTGTTGTTACTATACAGCAGCGGCAGTACTGTGCCGCCATCCTTACCTAACTCTATGCGCTGCCCGTCTTTCTGCAGCACGATGGCATCGTCATTCGCGCCGATGTCTACCAGCGATACTTCGAAGAGCTTGCTCTTGGTAATCGTCGGGCTGCTTTGCCCCTGTACCAGGTGTTCTGGGGACTCGCTCAACTCCAAGATGTCAATGCCCACGCTCACCATTTTCAACGAGCCGAACTCCCACTGCTTCTTGCAACGTCGGCTCAGCTCGGTCGCCTCGTCGAACACCAGTTCGCCGGTAACTTCCTCTCCTTCGACCTTCAGGTCTTTCACCAGACCGATAATCTGACCGCGCTCGTGCATGTACAGCAATACGGGGTTGCGGTTGTACTGTTCGACATTCATTCCGGCTGTCAGGACACGCGTACCATAGCTGTTCAGGCTCTCGTTGCTGATTCTTACTCGTTTTGTCTTACTCATATCATCGCTTTTTGATGCAAAGTTGCGGTATTTAAGACAGCCTTCAAAGAAAGTGTGAAACGGTTGCACACATCTGTGAAAGCATTGCACACTTCTTTTCCTGCCTGCCTGAAAAAGGGCATCTTTGCAGTAGTTTTTAATACAATCCATAAAAACGTTTTTATGACAAAGGCAGAAATTGAACAGAAAAAGACCATCGGGAGGTCGTTGTACCTCTCCGGAATGGAGCAGACGGAGATTGCCGACCAACTGGGCGTGTCGCGCGTTACCGTTTCCAAATGGTGCACCTCTGAAGGATGGAAGGAGGCGCGCGCCGCAAAGAACATATCACGCCCGGAACTGGTAAACAAGCTCCTGCTTACCATCGACGGTTTGATAGAGAGTGTGAACAAGTCAGAAGACCCGGCGCTCATCGGCTCGCTGGCCGACAAGCTCTCCAAACTATCAGCAACAATAGAGAAGCTCGACAAGAAGGCGAACGTCATCGACGCCATAGAGGTGTTCATGGCTTTCAACCGCTGGATTCAGGATCAGGCGTCCTTCGACCCAGAGATTACGCCGGAGCTTATCAAGGCCATCAACAAGTACCAGAACAAGTTCCTCATGGAGCGCATGCAAAACCCGTCCACATTATAGTATCACGCTATGGCAACAATATCGGAGCTCAAGAAGATACAGCAGGAGTGGCAGGAACACTGCCGGTTGATACAAAGCATTACGGACACGAAAAGTCTTGTCCGCGAGAGTTCCGTGCAGAAAGAGCAGCGCATTCGCAGGCTGCAGAAGGACTATGCCGCATTCTGCGAATACTATTTCCCTCATTTCCTGCAGCTGCGCGACAAGGTTACGGGTGAGGTTATCCGTACCATCCACAATGCGTCGTTCCACAACGCCGCAGCTAATAAGGTAAAGAACACTCCGAACCTGAAAGCTGTCTTCAAGTGGCCTCGCGGGCATGCCAAGTCTACGCACATGGACATCTTCACTCCGCTGTGGCTCATGTTCCAGCCCAAGAGGCTTATCAATTTCATGGTACTCGTCGGCAAGTCCGAGGATAGTGCAAACAGACTCCTCGGTGATATTCAGGCCGAACTCCAGTACAACAAACGCATCATAGCCGACTTCGGAAAGCAGATGTCAATGGGCAGCTGGACGGAGGGTGAGTTTTCCACCAAGGAGGGTGTCTATTTCCTTGCATGCGGTCGTGGACAGTCGCCACGTGGACTGCGCAAACGAGAGGCACGCCCGGACTATATCGTCATCGATGACCTTGATGACGACGAGCTCTGCCGTAATGAACGCCGTGTGCGCGAACTCACCGACTGGGTGAAGGAAGCTCTGTTCGGAGCCCTTGACGTGGGACGCGGACGCTTCATCATGGTGGGCAACCTTATCTCGAAGACTTCGGTGTTGGCCAACATCTGCAAGATAAAAAGTGTGCATGTCTCAACCATATATGCCGTGGACAACGAGGGCAATCCCGTATGGTGCGAGAAATGGACCAAGGAGGAAGCACAAGAATATGCCGACTTTGTAGGCTATCGTGCCTGGAACAAGGAGATGATGCATAATCCAATTGTCGAGGGTACAGTCTTCAAGCAAGAGTGGATTAAATATGCCAAGCGTCCGGCATGGTGGGAGTTCGACGAACTGGTACTTTACATCGACCCGTCGTGGAAATCAAAGAAAACAAATGACACCAAGGCGGCGAAGCTATGGGGCAAGTGTAGATCACAGCTGTGGCACCTGCGGGCTTTCGTGCGAAAGGCATCCGTGGCCGAGCTTGTCCGATGGTGTTACGACCTCTATGAGTGGAGTTTGGGAATCGGCCTGCCTATCCGCTTCATGATGGAGGCAAGTTTCATGCAGGACATCATCCTTGACGACTTTACCGTTGAAGGTAATCTTCGGGGCTTCCAACTGCCCATCACGGGAGACATGCGCAAAAAACCAGACAAATTCCAGCGCGTCGAAGCCATCAGCCCGCTCTGGGAACGAGGCTTTGTCTATTATGACATATCACAGAAAGAAGACCCCGACATGCAGGCTGGAGTTGAGCAGACGCTCGCCTTCGAGAAAGGCATGGCAGGCAACGACGATGCACCGGATGCCGATGAAGGAGCTATCTATATCCTTCAGAGGAATACAAGACAACAAATGTTTTCACCGAGATTCGGCCGTCGGCCGACCTCAAAAAACCAATGGTAGCGCAAGTGAGTGCAAAGCCAAGCTTGCTTGAGCTGTGCCGAACGCGCCTACCTTCAATAAAGTTAATTATGTACAGACTTATTAAAGACATCATTTTCGGCATAAGATTCAAGCGTGCCGTAAAAAAGGCAGACTACTGCCACCATACCACCCATAAAAAGTATATGGTGCTTGTTATCAACAAAAAATTGGAAGTACTTTCCAAACAGGAACTGAAGAAGTTTATCAGGGGTGGTGTTTTCAAAGAAGGCACAACCATAGCTGACTTGGAAAAGAAGGCTTTATACATCACATTATAATAAATGAATAGGTATGTTTATCACGAATGAAGATTACAAGGTCGTTATCGGAGAACAGGCGTTGAAAGTGATTTCACAGGTCAGCGAAGAGAACCGAAGCAACGCCGAGACAGAAGCTATAGAAGAGATAGCCGGATATCTCCGCCCGAAATACGACACGGAGGCTGTATTCAGTGCCACGGGCAACCAACGTAACAAGCTCGTGGTAATGCGCGCCTGCGATATTGCCATCTACCACATGGCAGCGTCTACGCCGCAGAAGATGGGTATGGAAATACGCAAGGAACGCTATGAACGAGCCATCAAGTGGCTGGAGGGAGTACAGGCCGGAAAGATTGTGCTGGACCTGCCACTCGCAATCGATGAGAATGGCGACACCATCGGTCTCCCGATGAAGTACGGAAGCCAAAAGAAGCAAAGATATAACTGGTGACTACTATGGCAAGAAACAGGAATAAAAACAACAAGATGCTGGTGCATACACCTTTCGGCACGCTCCAGCTGGCAAAGAATGACGCAAAGCGGTTCCATAAGACGGTGATGGAACTGCAGCGCACCACGGACTCTCTCACACGCAAGGACATCGGCGACTGGCGTACGGCTTGGCAGATGGCCATCAACGCCGACAATCCGAACCGCCAGCGTCTCTATGACGTTTATCGTGATGTGGAGGTAGACTTACATCTTTCGGGCTGTATTCAGCAACGAGAGGGCTTTGTGTTAGCTCGTTCCTTTAAACTTGTTAATGAAAAAGGCGACGAAGACGAACAAGCAGTTGATTATTTCAATAAGTCATGGTTCAAACAGCTTATGAAATATGCATTGGACGCCAATTATTGGGGCCATTCGCTCATTGAACTTGGCGAATTGATGACTGATACCAATAATATGCTTTATTATAATGGCGTAAAGCTTATTCCGAGAAAACACGTTATTCCTGAATATAGTAGAGTCGTTAAACAGTTAGGCGACGAATGGCAGTCGGGTATCAACTATCACGAGCCTCCATTTGTTGATTGGCTCATTGAAGTAGGGCAGCCTGATGCTCTCGGTCTTTATCTTAAAGCGGCTACACAAACGATACCTAAGAAGAATGCATTAGCTTTTTGGGATACCTTTGCCGAGATTTTTGGCATGCCGATGCGTATAGCACGCACAACTACCCGTGATGACAAGGAACTCTCTAAAATGGAAAAGATGATGGCTGATATGGGGACAGAAGGCTGGGGTATCTTCCAGCAGGGAACGGATATCGAAGTTGTAGAGTCTACCAAAGGAGATTCCTTCAATGTCTATGACCGCCGTATCGATCGGGCAAACTCTGAACTCTCCAAACTCATTATCGGACAGACAATGACCATCGAGGACGGCTCTTCACTATCACAATCAGAAACTCACCTCGAGGTATTCCAAAACCTTGTAGATTCTGACTGCGACATGCTCCGTGATGTCATTAATAATCAGTTAATCCCACGTATGATACAGCATGGATTTCCATTGCAAGGTATTCGCTTCGACTGGGATTACAGTGCGGACTATACGCCGGAGCAACAAGTGGCTTACGAGCAGCTCGTCTTGAACAATTACGAGGTGGATCCATCCTACTTCGAGGAGAAATACAACATGCCCGTAGGCGAGCGCAGGCAGCAGGTTCCCGTTCTTGGCCCCACACCCCCCGACGGTGGCGGTGAAGAGCCCAAGGGCGATAAAACACCCAAGCCGGGCAAAAAGAAGCGACAGGGACAAAATAAACGCCTTTTTTTCGACTGAGCCCCTCTGACTACGAGGGGCTACACGAACGCTATACCCATCTACTGGACAAGTCCGCACTGCAAGCCACTTTCAACCGTGAAGAGGATATAAGGAAAGAACTCTCCACGCTCTTTGAGGGAATGATGCGGACACTTTACAAGGTGGAGGGGGCACAGTTCCGCATTGAGATTCTGGAGACGCCTAAAATGCGGAACTTCATTGAGGCGCATGCCGCTGCATTGGACTCTTCCTTTGAGAAAGTAGCGATGTCCGATACGATGCGAAAGCGGCTGCAACGGTCTGACTACATATTCTCCGGCATGAAGACCTTCCACGAACTGAACGAGGCGTTCCCGTCGCTACTCGATGAGGACGGCAATCGAAAGTCATTCGAACAGTTCCTGAATGACGTTCAAAGCATTGACAGTACATACAACCGGAACTATCTCCGTGCGGAGTATAATTTTGTGCAGGCCTCCGCACAGATGGCTGCCAAGTGGGAGGACTTCATGCAGGATGGCGACCGGTACAACCTCCAGTACCGTACTGCAGGAGACGATAAGGTACGCCCTGAACATGCCGCTCTTGACCGTGTAACGCTGCCCATCACTGACCCGTTCTGGGAAGAATATTACCCGCCGAACGGATGGAACTGTCGCTGCACGGTTGTACAGGTGCGCAAGTCGAAATATCCCGTCACACCACACGACGAGGCGATGGCTCTCGGAGAAGAGGCAACGGGCAAGGACACAAAGGGGATATTCCGTTTCAATGCTGGACTGGAGCAGAAGTCTGTACCCGACTACAACCCCTACACCATACGCCGCTGCAGGGACTGCGATATTGCCAAAGGTAAACTGAAACTTGCTTTCATTCCTGACAATGAACTTTGCGCTGCTTGCCGGCTTATAAGGGCTCAAAAACACGAGAACATAGGGGCTGCAGAGCGTATCCTGAAATATGATGAGAAGACATGGGAAAGAACCTATGTATCACCAAAGGACATCGGACTTGTGGCTACGCAATTGGAACGCATTGCGGAAGCTACGGCCAGCAATGCAGAAAGGAGCAAGTTCAACAAGGAAATGAGAATGTGCAAGGTTCTTGCCGACAATGGGCATGATGTCGAATACCTGCAAGGCGTGAACAGACCCGCCAGACAGACCTACGATATTAGATTCGACAAGGTAAAGGCTGACTTGAAATGCGTAACCGGTGGAGCCGGCAATATCGTGAAGTATGCCAAGAAGGCACTCACAAAGCAAGGAGGCGAGGCGGTTGTCTTCGAGATACCCACACATGATGCGAAATACTATGCCGCTCTGACAGAGGCACGACGAAAGTGTACTGGTAGAATTTTCTTCTATATAGCAGACGAAATGGTATTGAAGGAACTGAAGATATAAAAATAAGGCCGCTGAAAAGCGACCTTGGGGCGGTACACGGTCATTACTTCGACCCTGTCCCTACGTATCTCTACGCACTGCAAATATACAATAAAAATCCGTTACTTCCAACAAAAGCAGCGGATTTTTTGTTTTTAGCCTTGTTTTTTCGTTCAGAGGCTCTTGATGGCCACACACTGGTAGCTTTCTATGTTCTCGACAATTTCCTCGTGGTTGTGGTTTGTCCGGCTTTCCACCAGGTCAAATTCCATGAAAGTCTCGCCTTCCATGCAGGTCAGTGCCTTGTGGATTTCCTCCAGCAGGTCGAATACCTTCAGACTTTCCTCCTGGAACTCGCTGCCGGCACTGACGCTGCCCGTCCAATCAGTCACCACATGCAGGTTCACTATCGGCTCGGCACGGTATTCCACACCGTTCTGAACAGCCTGCCATTGAATGGGGGCGAACTCCACGAACACAGCGGGACGTTCCCACTGCTCCTCCTGCTCGATGAACTCGACGTTGTGGTTCCACAGGTCGATATGCTTGATGACCCCGCCGCTTACTGTCTTCAGCTTATCGCAGAGCATCTTGTACAGTTCCTTTCTCATTTCTCGTTAATCTCGAATTCAAAGTTGATATACTCGGTGATATTCTCCTCAATGATTTCCCGGACGGCTTTCTCCACTTCCGGACTGGTGCCCAGAAAACGGCGGCGCGGTATCTTGATGGTCGTACCGGCTTTCTTCAGGGCCATGAACTTCCAGAACTCGGCTTCCTCGGAAAGCTGCACCGTGCGCTTGTCATTCCTGCGACTGCCGTCCTTCTTCCTGCCGAGCGAGCCGGTCGCCTCGTAGTATTTGTGCCAGAAGTACCGTTTCATCTTCGTTGTCACCACAATCTCGCCGCCCTCATTGTGAATGGCTGCGTGGGGTTCTTCGGTGAAGAAGGTTATGCTGTTCTCCGTTGTCCGGCTCTGTATGCTTCTGCGGAGCCGTCCGGTATCGACCAGTATATGGCCACCCGGGCGCGTGGGGCTCTTGCGACGCTGCCACGCTTCGCCGAAGAAGGACTGACGCTCGAAGTTCCGGTCGAACTCGTCCGTCATCTCCACGCGGATGTCATTAAGGATTCTTCCTAAAATACGACGGGTCTCTGGTTTCATCTTCTATAAACAGCTCAGGGAACAAAAAGCCCTCTGCTGAAAGCTCCGAGCTGTCCTCGATTCCAGGACTGCCCGATGCCTTCAGCAGATTGTAGAAGGTGCGCTCGCTGATGCCGTACTTGGGGTAGACATAACGCTTCCATATCTCACGGTTCGGAAGACCGGTCTTTACGTAAGTGTCATAGATATGGTTGATGTCGGCAACGCGTTTGGCATAACTCTTTCCTTTCCTTTTGTTCACAGCTGTGGGATTTGTTAGGATTGTTGACTGTTTCTGTACGGGCGGATGTCAAGGCTCATCTTGCAACTTACCAGCACCCTGCCGCTTCCCTCACACTGGGGACACCGGACATGTGTCTGTGTCCCGTCTATACTTACCTTTTGGAAGCCCGTGCCATGACATTCACGGCACAGGGCTACCTTGGGCGTTTTAGATATTTCTCTGATCATACGCTGGTGTCCTCCTTCTTGGGCTCGACATAGAAGGTTTCATCCTGCGTAACCTGTATACCACATTCCGTCATAGCCTGCCGTATAGGAACTTCTACAAGTGACGGAGAGTCCGAAACCTCCATTGACACGTTACCATCACGATCAGTAAGCAGCTTATCCTTGGCAATCTCTTCTGTCTGGCGGATATAGTCTGGCAGAAAACGCTTAACAAGTTGTAATGCGCTTGCCCACGTGAAGCCTTTTAACGTCTTCAATTTCGGTGTCCCAGTGCGGAAACCGATGGTACCATGAGCCATGTCGAGACTTTTCTTTTTGGAGAACAACTCAGCCTGGTTCTCTGTGGCGAATGCCTGCAGGGTGTCGAAAGCCTTGTCTTTCTCCTCAGTGAGAGTCGCCAGCTTGTCAGCATACTTCTCACGGATCTTGGCACACTGCAGCTCGATGTCCGCATTGATTTTCTGTACCTGTGCATCGCTTTTAGCGTAGGTTGCAAACGCTTCATCGGCGGCTTCTCTGCTCACGCCGGTAATGATTACTTTTTTCTTTCTTGTTGCCATTGTCTTTTCTTTTTATAGGGTTGATAAAACTAATCTTCTATGTCGGGCGACCAGTTCAGTTGCTGGCGTTCCTCCTCTATCTCAAAGGAAAGCTACTCAAGGCAGTTGTCATACTCCGCTTCGCTTAAGCCCTCCGTGAGTTCCTTGATGTGCTCCATCGCACGCTTTACAAATTCTCTTGGTGTCATATTCATTAACTTTCTGCGATATTCCCCATCGGGACATAAACAAATGAGGTCGTATTCTTCTGCTCTTCTCGTGCTTGCCGTGGCTTAAGGCCACCCTTGCGCTTGATCGTCCTCAGTTTTACGGAGAGGTCCTCAAGTTCCTCTATGCTGATATTCCTGAAAGGCTTGCCGGCAAGACGGGGATGTTGGCAGAAGTTATCCACCCGCGCCCAGTCTGTTGTATTCACACCGAGCTGCTGCATCAGCTTCAGGCACATGCTGCGCTTTCGGCGGAGTTCCTTTCGTATTGCCTCCTTGCGCTCATCAAAACCTGCCACTCGTTCCATAGCGTTGCACATCGCATCATATTCCTGTATGGTGGTCTCGTGCAGGTGGACCGTCCGACCGTGGGTGTATTGCTCCACAAGCGTTTCCTTATCTGCGCCGGTCAGTTTCTTCAGAAGACAGTAGAAACGCGCATAGTTCCGTTCCGCTCCCATAGTTTTTCCTCCTTCCAGTCTTTATAATTCTGTCTTGCTTTGGCAACAGCCTCCGGCAAAGTGCCGTTGATGTCGCTGACACCAAACAGGGGTACACCATTCACACAAGCATACAGCTCCCCGTTAAACTCCATTACCTGCACAGCCTTGCGTGCTTCTGCGTCGAGCATTGCCTGACGCTCTGTCTCGATCCGTTCTGCACGTTGTTCGTGCCATACTTGAATACGCTTCTTGATTTCGTCTAAAAAATTGCTCATTGTCATATTAATTAAAGATTATACATTCTCTGACGCTTTCCACTCAATAGTTACCATGGCATCCAGCTTTCCGTTTCCCTTGCAAATGGGACAAGGCTCTTTATAGCGATCCCTGAACTCATCCTCTTGCCAAAAGAAGCCGTTACCTTGGCAGTATGGGCAACTGTGCCCCCAGCTATCAAGATGTTCTGTCATACGCCCGCCCGGACTCATTCGTCCCGGAGCAATTTCAATCATTCGTCTTTCCTTGCTCATTTTAATTAGTTTTCTATGTTTTCAATTTCATATTCCCAGTCGCAGGCATCACTTTCCTCAATGTTGTCTTCAAGCCATTCTATGGCTGTGTCTAACTGTTTGTCTGAATGTACTAAGTCGCCACGTACCTTTCCATGATCAGCCAAGTGTTGCAGTGCTTCATATAACTGATTGCTGACTTCCACATCACTCAAACCGACATGGTAGGTTACCTTAACATATAAATCTTCTATTTTCATTTGTATATAAAATTAAATTATCACAGATTGTTACTCGTTTTCAATATACCTTCTTTCCAGACAACATAATGGTTTCCGGCTTCGCCAATCGACCTGCCCAAGCAGTAGGCTTTATAACCCATCACACGAACCTTCATATCGCAGATATATCTCAGACTTACAGCAGGTTTTCCCATTGGTTCGCTCTTGTGTTCTTGACTAATGAAGATGAAGCACTTGCGACGAAACCTCTTCATCAGTGCAACGGCAGAAGAGTAACTCCAACCATAGTCCCAACAACCTACTTGAAAGGAGTCCACAATGATGAATTTTGGAGATTTTGGCTTGGCAAGCCTCTTGGCAAGTTCATCTATCGACTCGTCGGTTACAACTCTGAAATGCCCTTGTACCTCATGCATATTCAGATAGTTCATGCGGCGTTGGAAACTTTGATTTACACCTTCCTCGTAGCTCATATAGAGAACGGGACCGTACTTGCACAGTTCCTTGCCCAACTGCATCACGAATGAGCTTTTGCCCTGCGCACTCGCCCCACTGATGAACCAAGAGGCGTTCTCGGCAGGGAAGCCGAACGGCTCACTCCACTGCTCACCCCAAGGCAATGTTACCCATTTCTTGGCAGCAATCTCTTTCGGACTGTACGCTCGTTTGGTCATTTTTCCGTTTTGATAAGTTCCATAACAGTTGCGTCTGCAATTTCTACTGCATACTTGGCAATAAGTTCTGCTGTTATTGGACCTTCTTCTTTTTGTATCATTGGTGCCACAAATAAGGCTGATTTAGCCAGCTCGTAACGGCGTTGCTCCCAATCTATCTCGTGGTCTCTTTGCCTACGGTTCATCTGTATGACCGCATCCATATACTGCATTTCTATCTTAGTCATCATAATTATGCTCCTCTCTTTATTTTTTCTATTTCAGTATATACTCTTCTCAAACCGCCTCCGCTCTTGCGTACTATCTGACCAATGTCCGTGCCTTTCGGTGCGTTCACGCTTGCCACGGCACGGGCTTGCTCCATAAGGAACTGACGGCGGTCATCTTCCTGATCGGGGGTTACACGGCTGTACTTACCGCCATAGCGTGAGAATATCTCGGCATAGCCCACCTTCTGATGTTCCACCATCCTGTTTATCTTGGCACGCAGCCCGTCGGCTCCCATCATATACCAGCCACAGCACATTTCAGTGGCGTTCCACAATGCCTTCAGTTCCAAAAACGCCTCGTACTGCAAGTCTCCGGCTTCGTCAAGCACTACCAACGGGCGTTCCATAGAGCGCAGGTAATACACGAGATCCTCGTAGGTGTCCTGATACTTGCCGCTTATGCCTACACCAAACTCCCGTGCTATCTTCTTGACCAACGCACGTTTGGTTTTAACCTGTGAGCAGTCCACATACACGGCATTACGGTGTTCGTTCACATACCAGCGTGCCGTATAGGTCTTACCGATGTTGGGCAGGTCGCAGAGTATCACGCTCAGGCTGCGCTCCTGACACGCCTCCATCTGCAGACTGATATATTTGAATGTCTCCGTCTGTGCGCCTTTCCACTCTATCGTCTCTCGGAGGTTCACGTCCAGCCTCCGGGCGATGTTCACCCAGTTGGCATCACTCAGTGCTTTCTCCGTCTGGCCTTTTTTCAACCCGTTATAGACACTTGGGGAGATACCCAGTGCCGATGCGTGTTTCGCATCGCTTGGATAATTCCGGCGGTTGGCTGCTATCGCCTCCAGTATCCGCTGTTTTTGAGTCTCACTAATCATATTCTAATGGCATTTTAACGTTATTCTATATGTCTGCGACCGCTCTGTCCGATGCGCTTGGCAATGGCATTTGGGGCCTGTATTCCGGAGGAACGGAGGCTTTTAGTTCCTGTACCTCCTGCTGTGCCTGTTGGCTCGGTTTCATCACTCCCAGTCTGTCGATGGTGTTGTCCTCAACGTATTTGTTGAATTTCGCTATTTTCTTCTGCTGCTCCACGAACGCTGCTTGGTCTTCTTCCGTCTGCTCGGCCATCACACGGCTGTAGGTGTTCACTTTCTCAACTGTGTCGATGTACTTGCCCTTCTGATAGATGAAGACTTCCTGTGGTGCGCCCTCATCATCCGGCAGATAACAGGCGGTAACCTTGTAATTGTTCGGCTCCAGCCGTTCCAGTACGCTCGTGCTGCTCAGCCACCAGTCCTCGTGTGCCATCCTTACGGTAGAGTTTCTGCGAATGCTTGTTTCCACCCGCTCGCCGATATGGTAGGCAAGTGTTCTCGCATCGTATGGCAGCAGGTTCGGGTTGATGTTTGCCTCCAGCACCTGCCAGCGCGTCATACCCGGATACATCTTCTGGTTGGGGTGCAGCGTGTTGTTCCATTCCTCGTTGTCCTTGCGGTCATCGGCGACCAGCTGCTCCCAAGTGAAATATTCCTTGTCCTCGTAGAGTTCGTTGGTCTCGTCGCTGATTTTCTGATACTCCTGACGCCACTTGCCCTTGCCGTAGAAACGGCCGATACCCTCGTGGTTCTTGTGTATCACGCTGCGCTTCTTCGCACCGTTCAGAGGTTCGGCATATTTCTCCTGTGAGTTCAAAGGGGCGCAGAATCTCACGAACTGGAACACAGTCTCGGCTTTCAGGAACCCCTCCTTGTACTGGCTCATCAAGTGGTTCTCCACCTCGATGCCGGCAGGAATACCCCAGCCGTTACGGGCTATCAGCCGGAACATATCGCGGAAGCAGTCCACCACGAGCCGCTCGTCCTTCTTTCTCGCGTAGCTTGCGCCTATCACGCACTGGCTCACCACATCGTAGGCATAGTAGGCATGAACACGCTGCTTCGTGTCCTTCAGCTTGCGCGTCAAGTCCACGTCGTCCATTGTGATTTGGCTCAGCGAAAAGCGTCCGTTATGGCGGTGCATATAAGGCATTTGCTCGTGCATAAAGGTACTCCAGCTTGACAGCGACTTCTCTATCAGCATTTTCGTTGCCGGCTCGTTCAGTATATTGTTGATGGTGCTCTCGCTCAGGAACTTCGGGTCGCCGTTCTTATCCGTGAAATCATCGGGATTGAACAGTTCTCCGGTCTTCGGGTCGTAAACATCAAGCTCTCCACAGACAAAGCTGATATACATCTCGTGTACGTTACTGTTGTAGGGCTTGTTAGGCAAGACTGCCAAGCCACGGACCAGCTGCTTGGTCTTATAATCCACCTTCCTTGCACTCTGGTTTCCGAATTTGCCGCTGATAAGACAGCCGTAGCCGTTGCGTTTGTAGTCGTTTACCTTCTTCCTGAAGCGCAGCGTACTGGCAGGGAGAGTGTGTCCCAGTTCCTCACGCAGGGTTTCGATGGTCTTAGCCATCATATCCCAGTTGTATCTACCACCGAACAGGCGTTGGCTGTCCCGTGCGCGTTCATAGAGCTTGATGCAGCAGTTCAGTACCGAGGCGTTGATGATATACTCACGTTTCTTTCTCTCGTCAAGGTCGATACCTGTCTTGCTGCGATCATGGAAGAAGGCAACGGCAGCTTGGTCCATCTCATAATTGGAAAGTACCCACGTCTTGATGCGAACCTCGTCGCCACCGGGATACATTTCCTCGACAGCCTCCTTGTATTTTGCCGGCAAACTGTCTATGGCAATCAGAGCACAACAGCCATTCGCACCACCTCCACGACGGACAACGTCTATCTGACCTTTCCAAGCCTTGTAACAATAGTTGGAATTAGTCATAATACCGCTGTCCACAAGCTCGTGATAGGATACGCAAAGTTTATTACCGTAATACTCCATAGTCTAAAATTAAATGTTCGCTTTCCTTGCATTCTGATTTCCAAACTTGCCACTTATAAGGCAGCCGTAACCATTGCGCTTGTAGTCGTTCACTTTCTGTCTGAAGCGAGATGTACTGGCAGGGAGCGTGTGTTCCAGTTCATTGCGCAGTATCTCGATAGCTTTGGCCATCATCCCCCAATTGTACTTACCTCCGAACAGCTGCTGGCAATCTCCCGCACGTCCATAGAGTTTGATGCAAGTGTTCAGCACAGAGGCGTTGACAATGTACTCCCATTTCTTTCTGTCCGACATTTCAAAACCGATCTTATCACAGTCATAGAAAAAAGAAATGGCATCTCGGTCAATATGATAGTTAGATATTATCCACTCTTTCACAAGTGCATCCTCACCATGAGGATAAGCCTTGTAAACCCTAATACGATATTTACTTGGCAAACTTTCTATGGCAATCAAAGCACATTTGCCCCTCGCACCACCTCCATGGCGCACGACATCCATTTTCTTTCGATAGGTTAGGCTTTTGTAGTTAGAGGCTGTCATAATGCCACCATCTACAAGTTCCCCGTAGGATATACAAAGTTTCTTGCCGTAATACTCCATACTGTGCCCCCCTTACAATGCCTTTGCAAATTCCTGCATGGAAGGAATCTCACTCAGATAGACCTTGTTGTAATCCTTTCTTTTGGAACCCTTGTACAAGATGATTCCTCTGCCAGTTGTCATGTTGGCTTCCAAGACTGCACCATTGCTAAAATACTGGCGCATCAGCCTCATGCCGTTTTCGGTAACATCATAGAAGATTTCTTCCTCAGGTACAGAAGCCTCTATCCAACCACCTTTCATTCTGGCCGTATGGCGGATTTTACGGGCAAGCTCACTGTCGCTGTCAAAGCTCAGTGCCCTGTTAACCATACGTTCTGTTACTCCGAACGCTTTCATAAGCATCCTTTTCACGTCCATTGTCGTTTGAATCTTACGTGCCATAATCTCACTTACTTTTAAGACTTAATATTTGCTAATCTCGGCTATTTTTCGTATTTTTGGCCGCACGTTCCATTGGAACACACTGCAAAGATAAACGTTTTGCATAAACAAACCAAATGTTTTGGTAATTATTTTACTCGAAATGTTTAATTATGGAGAAAAAAGATAGATTATTAAGCCTAATAGACCATTACTCTGGTGGTAATAAGTCTGAATTTGCTCGGATGATAGGGGTATCTCCACAAGCAGTTAACACTTGGATCACCCGCAATACCTTTGATATAGATATTATTTATGCAAAATGTTTAAACGTATCTCCCGACTGGCTTCTCACAGGCAAAGGGAATATGCTTAAAGAGGAGGAAAAAGAAGATGTCTCCGCACCAATAGTCAGCCATGACCCCAAAATGGGACAACCTTATTACGATGTTGATTTTCTTGGTGGTTTCAGCGAGGTTTATAATTCGCAAGTCTCATTGCCAGCCCATAATATCATCGTACCCAGTTTTGACAGAGCCAATCTTTGGTGTAATGTTACCGGACATTCTATGGAACCAAGAATAAGCCACGGTGATATTATAGCTCTCCGCCCATGCACTGTAGACGACATTCAATACGGCGAGATGTATGCAGTGATTCTCGATACCATCCGCACCATCAAGATTCTTCGCAAAGGCTCCTCTAAGGGCTTCCTCCGATATGTTCCCATAAATCCTAATTTCGATGAGCAGGAGTTCGCTGTCAGCCGCATCATAAATGTATTTGAAGTTATTGGTAGCATCAGTAAATTTTTCTAA